CTCCGGGTTTCTAAAGTACAGCCACTTCTTTGACACCTTTATCCTACTCACAAGACCTTCTCTTGCCATCTTGGATAGTGCGTTTAAAGCTTGTTCCAACGTAACCACCGCTTCCTTAGATACCACTATCGCCGGTTGTGGCTTGTCGGTTAGTGCTGCTGCCAGCCTCGTGCAGATGTCAACAAGGTTCCCGATTGCTGCGTTTGGTCTGGGCTTTGCCTTGATAAATCTAATATGAATCCACGGCTCATCAAGGGTTGGCTTGTAGATCGGGTACTGCTTCTGCGGTTGCTTGAGTGTCCGGTCTGGGTTGATGGCTTGCGCTAGGTTCACAATGACCTTCTGGGCTGAATGAACGGGCGTGTAACGTAGACTCCGAACATCTCGCGCATCTTTTTCTCAAGGGTGTACAGGCCCACGATATCCCCAGAGGGGGCTTCACCGTTCCACCGACCACAAGCCTTTAGTTGTTTCTGGAACTTCTCCGGCAGGGGGTATGGCAAGGCTTTGTAGGTAATCATTTGTGCATAGACTGGGCCGCTGACAGTTTCATACTTTGAAACGTTACCAAGATCGCGCATTTCTTCGGGGGTGAGTTTAATCTTGTCCATTTGTATCTCCAATTGGTTTACGTGAGTTTGCTTTGAATCGTTCGATTGCTTTGCTTACTTTCTCTATCACAGCCCCGTCCTCAGTGTCAGCAGGAACGTGCCGTTCCAGTACATTTAGTGCTTCTTGTAGAACTTCAGTTGCTGTCATTTCACTTTCCTTTTTGGTTTACTTGCGTCAATACAATGCTGGCATTTCCAGCGTCGTGTTCCTGATGGGACTGTGACTAGCTTAACTGCCGGTGAGTTCCAGCATGTGTTGCACATCGGCTGCTTCGGTATTGGCCTACCCATTTTTTACATCCTCTATTAGGGCTTGTGGAACGTCCAAAGCAAGCCAGTAGTTTTCCCACCCACCCTTACGAAGCGGGTTTTTTGGGGTGCCATGAGCCTTAACATAATCGACAAGCAGCGCAACAGCAGGAGGGAGGTCATCCATTGGGTAATCCCTTGACCAACTATCTACGTAGTAAGGGAATTCTGAAATGCGACAAGTGTCCTCCTTTACTCCAACCCATATGTGTTTTAAGGGTCTACCCACCGTTCTTCTCCTTGGGTTTGATCGCAGAAATGTTAAGTAGCAAAAAAAAGCACCAAGAACTTATAAAGTATGCAGACAGACAAGCACAAATAATTGTCACAATGTTCTCTGCATAAACCCATTTAACAAGGTTATCCATTGTTCTTCTCCTTGAGCTTGGCTTCTACCTTACGCAGCCACTCTTGCACTACACCAACATTCCAATCAGAATTTTCTGTGCCAATCCCAATGCACTGGCGCAACTCCTCATCCGTCAGACCTACCCATGTTTCATTGTTTTTCCGATCCTCTTCCGTCAGCTTGGTATCGTAACGATAATTGGCTTTGTAACGCACGTTGTTAAGATCGTCCTCAGCTTTAGGTTGCTTCCACGGTGTATTCCAACTTCCCTTAACGACAGCGCACCCACAGATTTGGCAGTGAGCGTATTGATCTCCTGAACCCCTATCCGTTTTCGTTAGTCGGATTAGATGTCCGGTCTTTTCGCACAGTGAAGTCATGTGTTCTTCTCCTGTATTTCTTTAACTTGGCAGACGTATGGCGCGTTCTTCTCCTTGAGCAATGCTTCCACTGCTTGCATCATGCGTTCTGGGTATTCAACATTCGCCGCAAATATGTGATTGATTTCTGTACCCGTCAGACCTACCCAATCTTTTGGCGCACGATGCGTCATGGTGTATGCGTCTAACAGAGTGATTACAAGAATAACCCTGCCTTCACCGTCGTCATAGATTGTTTCGTAATTGCATTTGTCTCTAACGTAATTTTTAAAATTATCGAAAGTCATGAGCAGGTCACCCCCACAATTTTGAATATTAAACAAGCAATAAAAAACACTGCACCTGTGCAGAAAATACCAACGGATACACCCTGCTGATGCGCTGCCTCCCTGTGTCGTTTTACCAGTTCAATTGTCTCGTCGTTCATTTCCCCTCCTCAATCTGCGCGATGGCGGCGTCGATGGCGATATCAATCATCGCCTTTGTGACTGGTCCATAGTGCGCAGTCGCGCAATACTTTAATTTATCTGGGCATGGAATTGAAGGTGCTTTGATCTTCAAAAGATGCACCACTTCGTAATGCGGATAAAGCCACATATACCTATCCGCATCCCTCCGCAGCCCATCCCGCTCGGCTGTCACGGCGGCAAGTTGCTCCTCCCTTTTGTAAGCCTCATCTGTAAGGCGCTTAATGTCCTCGTATAAGTCTTTCAAATCGGTTTCTAGTTGTGCGATGCGGTTCTCGTCAGTAACCGACTGCGCTACGAAATCAGCGTTCTCCGCGCAGACCTTGTTGAATGCGTCGGCTAGTTCCGCGATGCGTTCCTTGTCACTTATTTCCCCTCTACCCATCATTTCTCCTCCCCCGAAGCTTGTTCATTTGCGTCAAATGCTTGTTCGTTTGCGTCAAATACAAGTGACGCGGCAAGTGCCATGTGTGCGATCTGGTCTGGATAAAAATTAATACCGACGGGCCAGTTATCTCCCTCGCATTGAACGTTTGACCACTCCTCCAACGCATCTTCTAAAGATGCCAGCAGTCTTATATTCATTTTCCCTCCCCAAAATGGCTTCTAATCATTGCCTTGCAAAGAGAAGCAGAGTCTTCCCTGCCGTGTGAATAAGCATCACTTGCCCCATCACGGGCATTTATCGCCGCTTGAGCCACCACCGCACAACAGACAAGGCAATCCGCGATGATGAGTTCCGCAAACTTGTTCTGGTCATCCCCTGCTTGATGGGCTAGTTCCTTTATGCGCTCGTTCATTTCAACTCCTCCGGTATCTCAACTTCTTCACCGAGTTTGCTTGCGACGTAGCAGCGCATGGCTGCGAGTAGGGGTGTGGGGCCGTAACCCCAATGACCGATAGAATCATCGGCTTTCCACCCATCGCCGCCATCATCGCTAATATTTATCCTTTCCCGCTCAATGATCGGACCACCTTGCGCCCAACTGGTGGAGGGACTGTAATTCTTTATGCCGTCCGTTCGCCCATCTTCAATTTCTTTTACAGCCCAATCAAGCTGGAGATTCGTTGCCTCACTCACTTTGATTTTCATCTCACCGCCCAGAGCATTGCGTGCTCGTATGAAATAGCCAAATCATCTTCCATTTCTTGAATAGCTTCTTCGCTGTTGTTCTCGAACGGTTGCCACACTTCACCGTTGTCACAGTAATAAATACCATGTGCAATCTCCCTTGCTTTATCTTTGATCTGTTCCTTGGTTTTCATTTCACATCCCTCCCTCTACCCTGCAACCACTCTGTCAAAAAAGGAACCTGTCTGGGTTTCCATGTGGCTCCCGATTCAAAGGCAAACGGCTTGCCGTGCCGCTGCCTTGCCAGACAAACCTTCTCTGCCCGTATTGCGTCTTTTACATTATCTTTTTCCATCATTTCACCTTGGTGTGAAGTTCAATTAACTTGTCCAGATAGTGACGGGCTTTACGCAGATCATTAACACCGCCCTTCTGGTTGTGACGAGCAACATACTTAACCACGTTGCCAGAGAAGAACCCAAGCTTCCATGCATGGATGGCATCCCACGGTTGAATGTCCTGCTCCTTGTAATGTGAGCCACCCACTTGTATGTCGTTAGGTGTGACGGTGGTTACCTGCTGCACGACAGGCTTTACCTCTTCTCTTGCCACCCTCTTCACTACCTGCTTCTCCTTGTTGCGCTTGAGCCTCACCTGATACACATAGTCCCGTGTGCATTTCACTTGTTTGGCAATATCTTTCACGGACATGCTCGTAACCAACAGCTTCTCAATCTTTTGTAACTTGTTCATGTTATTCCCCTTGGTCTATTATTGAATACATCTTGTCGCTAATACGGACACCTACATCACGCAGGTACTGTGTTGGTTTTATCAACTTCAGCAACCCCACCTTACGTCTTACCCACTCCGGTAGTGCGTTACCATCGGGGGTATCGTGATACTTGAGTTCGTTTAGTTCGGTAAATGCGTACAAGTCGTCTTGCTCGATACAGATGTACAGTTTCGGCGAACTGTTTATGTTATTCACGACATTCAAATCGTCCTGTGCAGACTCCACTGTACTAATCCACCCCCTGCTTTCTGGAAATGCCGCCAAGAACTGATCCTTGTTAGCCATTACAAACTGCATTGCCGTGCCTGATAGCCGCCTCGTAACCGTATTAAGGCTTGTGTTGGGGCCATCAACAGCGCGTTGCCCCAACTGTCTACCTTGTGAAATAATATTAGTAGCTAGTTCAAGTAGGGAATCTGCTCGAAAGTTATCCAACACCAGCTTCATCGCTTTTTTATCGTTGCTTGTCTGCGACACCTTTGAAGGCCCTCGCTTTTTAATAATGCGTTTGCAGGATATGCTGTACACCAAAACATTACTAACCCCCAGAAAATAATCTCGTCTGGTTTTGATCCCCCCCAACACTGCGCCGTTTGAAAGCACTTCCACCTTAGTGAATGTGTAAAGGTTTGGGTTTTCCACAGCCACCGCCCACCCAGCGTTCCACAAACTTGCTTTACCTCCGACTCTGAACGCCCACTCTGGATGTTTACGATGTATCCTGTGCAGAAGAAACAGCAGCTCTTCCTGCAAAACAAACGTCTTGCCCTCGTAGTCTGCTGGTACTAGCTCTAAAACTGGGTGGCGAATATACGGTTCTACTACATTACTTAGAGTTACATTAGTTACACTCATACCTACCCCCTTACCAATCCATCTTGTTGAGGATGTCGTCAAGCTTGCTCTTAACACTGAGCCGCGCTTCGTCGCTGCTACGCAGGGTATCTACATGCACACCCGTCAACGCACGTTCCATATCCCGCCGTGCTTGCTCCATCTTGGGATCGTTGGCTACGTTCAGCTTGGACAACATCGAGCATTGCGTTAACGCGTTATCGATCATGTTTGTTCTGAACGGACGACGACTCGGTACTCCTGCGTCATCTTTAATATCAGACAACATCAAGGATGTATGAGTAAGGGTTTCATGCAACTGAGCCCACAAGTCCTGCATGGCTGTAGCTTCTTTGTCTCTCAGGTTATCCTCGTGCTGCTTGATCAACTCATCACGCGTCTCGTTCTCCACGTCCACGCGCCAATCTCCGGCCTCGGCTATCGGACTGAACTGCACCTTAAACTTGAACTTGTTAGGCAATGCGTTCACGTCTGGGTATTCTGATAGATCACACATACCCCCCAACCGCATTACCGCCGCATTAACCAAGTTTGGGTAGTCTGCGTAGAAGGTTACGCACAGCGCGTTGAACTCGGCCTCGCGTTGAGTGATGCCAGTTTTATAGTCCAAGAAGTTCTTGGTCGGCAGCATGCGTGTACCTGCATCAGACCACGGCAACGTCTGTCCTGTATGCCATGTCCTTGCGAGGGCAGCTTGCTTCACGATCTTATCAAGCGATCCACTACCTGCCAACAAGTTCTTGGAGTAGTTACCCGCCCGTACTGTCGCCCCCTTCATAGCATCTACTTCTTCGGACACTTTCCTATCCAACTTACGCGCCGTCCACACGCTGACATTCAGATCGACCAATACTGCTGATTGAGTTATTCCTGACATGATGCTTCTCCTTATTTATTGTTTATCTTCTCGTTTACCTGCGAGTTTTGCGCACTGATATAGTGATAGTGGTATCGACTTCACGTTTATCAGTGACGTCACATCCCAGACATGGTGGGACTCTTCTTTTGTTGTGTAGTTAATATGATGCTCGTACTTCTCGGCCCTCGAATATATGTCCAACAGAGTTATTGCATCCTCTGGGGACAACACTATGTCCGAATACGACGCCGAAACGATACACTTACCTTCTAGTTTTCCTTGCATGATACGCTTCTCCTTTACACTGTCAAGTATTATTTTAGCCATCTGTTTAATCCACATGCACGGTCTTGCCTGTACCCGCCATAATGCTTTTGCCGTACGGCCCCACGATGCACCACAGCACGGGGCTCGGCCAGTCCCCACCCCAGTCGCCCCCCACACAACCATCCGTTAAGATGATGCTGCACTCGGGCACGATCTTCGTCTTATGCAGCCAGTCAGTCACGCAACTGGGCGAAGTACCTCCACCCCCAACCGGCTTAGTTGACTTAACGAGGTCGGCCATGTTGCTCTGCTCGTATTCCTCATGCCCTGCTACCCGCGTATCCCAATACACCAGATCAATCTTCTCGGGGTTGACATCCTCCGCTATCGACTTGACCTCTGATAAGAACGCAACCAACTCCTCCCCACCAATAGAACCTGATGTGTCGATGCCAATTACCAGCCGTCCAACAGTTTCACCGATCATGCTCGGCATGTAAGAGTCGGAGCTACCCCCGCCACCCGCAAGGAATCTACGGTTGACCTTGCGCCAACTACTTACCTGCGGTGCGCGGCACGTTGCCTTCACGAACTCGCGCAATACTTCGCGCCAATCAACCTTCGGCTCAATCAACTCAGCCAACTCCAGACTGATATCTCCTGCGCCTTTACCTGCTTTCTTAAGAGCTACCAACCCCTGCCGTATGGCACGTTCTACTTCCTTGGCTATCTCTTCCTTCTCCTCCGTGCTGCGGCCTTGCGCTTCTTCCCATCCATGCTCATCGAACCCATCCTCTCCGTCTTCCCCTGTGTCGTGCCCTCCTTCGTCTTTCAAGATATCAAACACCTGCTTGCTGTTCATACCCTTGAACCGCATGTCCAGACAGCCCATTGCCTTACCGCTCTTGTCTCTGGGCATAGCGATAAAGTCTTCTTTAGGGTCGAGGAGAACCAACTCCAAGTTAATGACGTAATCACACGCCATATTTGCCAGCTTCGGATTCTCCTTGTACAACTTGAGCCACACAGTCAAGTGCATATACAAGTCGTGCATGCACTCGTGCAACGCCACGAACGCCAACTCCTTGTCCTTCAATCCCCTGATGAACTCCCGCCCGAACTTGCGGTTGCGCCCATCGGTATACGCAGTCGGCACCCCCTCATCTTCGACTGACGTACGCCCCATCATCAACATCCCCGAATAGAACGCGAACCTCGGTTGCCGCATCAGGGTTATCACCGCCTTACTCAGACGGCGTTCTTCTTTACCTTGTTCACTCATGTTTGCTCTCCTTGTTTACAAAAGGTCTTGGTTCTTGGATACCCACTCACTAAACTTCCTGCTGCTAAACGCCATGTTCTGCTTGTTACTCTTGGCAAGGTTGATACAGAACACCGCTTGCCATTCCGCCGGTAAGCGTTCGATGTACTCCATGAACGGAGTCAACGTCTCCTTGGTCACCCAACTGATGCCGCCGTACACGAGGATGCCTTGCGCTGCGGGGTTGTCAGGAACCTTGGCGTTCTTGGGGTTCTGGAGGATGCTCTCCTTGGTCGGCAACTGATCACTGAAGTCCAGATACGCATGGAAGTCCTTGGCGAATGACTCCCCACATGTGCCCACAAGTGCAGCTACCACGCTAGCGTTGTCCAACACCCCACGCGCCTTCACGATAAACGACGCTTTCTCCAACGACCGAGGCGACACGAACGCATCTTGCTGCCGCTTGGGATTGTAGATATAGGGATTGTCCGACGCGCCCACCTCCGTGTAGCTTGCGAAGATATGCTCAAACTGCCTACTGAACGCCAACACCGTCGGCTCGATGTCGTTGTCCAACCCCCAATGAATCCATTCCATTGCGGTGGGCTTGCGCACCGTGATAGTAGTGATGCGGTTCTTGCTGTGTGCCTTCAGGTTGTCGCCAACCCCGTCCGAACTCAGGTTACCCGTCATACATATGCGGGTATCAGGATGCAGCAGCACATCGCCGAACCTCCCCTCGTTTAGCATCGGATGCAGCATGTTCTTGACCGGCTCTGCGCCTTTGGTAAACTCATCCAACAGGATGCACACCTTCTCCCCTGTATGCAGACCGAACCGTTCGTTCGGGTAGTACGTTGTGGTCTTGGTGTCATGCTTAATTACCGGCATCGCGGTATCCCCAAGGTCGAGGTTCGGCACATCCACATAGACCATCTTGTGCTCTGGCAGTCGGCTCTGGAGGAGCTTGAGTAGCGCGGTCTTGCCGATCCCCGGTTCCCCCCGCAGGTAGTACCTGATCTGTGGCGTTGCTGCTATGAGGTCGGCAGCTTGTGTCAACGACAATGCCGTATTGAAATTAAGTGCGGACATCTTACTTCTCCTTGTTTGTTATGAGATTACAACCGTTTTTTTATTACTTCCCAACCGAACAACTATATTGTACCACATAATGGGGGTCCGGTCAAGCACCCCTTTTTTTACGGTTGGCGGCTTTACAGCCACTTAGCGTATGCATCAGTTTTCACAACCCCGTGCGGCAGTTCTTCGACGACCAGCACGTCTTTTGCATGGAGCTTCATCAACATCAAATCGAACTGCTTCATCGTGAAAAACCTTGTGTATTTATACCCCCCGCCCAACATCCCTCCATTATTTATATACTTAGTATTTCCGTAGTTGAGAGCCCCCCACATCATTACTTTGTCGTACTTGATGTACTTATCTGGGTCGCTGTCGGGTGCTAACATGAACGCAAGCACGGTTGTGGGTTCCAACGCTGTTGCGGTCTGGCTGAATATCGGCATCCTCGGATCAACTTCTTCAAACTTGTTTTCGCGCAGAGACAGCATGCCGTGAAGCCAGTTCCTGAAGTCCTTGAACGTCCTGCGGACCTCGTTAGCCTTGGTGCGGTTGATCTTGTGGACTACCTCCACTTGAGCATCGATGGCTTGCCACTTGTCTTCTCGGAACTCCAACGTAAGTGAGCCCTGTCGCGGTACGGGCCATCCGTTTACTCTGACAATAAAGCGGGACAATACCGCCCCCAAGTTGTAGGGCATAGTCCTGTCCAAGAACATACAGGTTGTCTTTGTCGGCCACTTATCCACCGAAACTATAACCCGCTCGATGCCATCGTCGGGCCTCAACCACTTGATGCACTCAGTGTTGTACAGCTTGGCTGCGTAGTAGTCGGGGTTGGTGTCTTCAGGTGAGGAACTCACGATGTTTGCTGTGTGCCCGTACCTTCGATCCCCCAGAGGCCGCACGTTTGCGCTGCCTCGTATTTCCTTGGTAGTGTTGTACTTGATTTGCGCGTCGGCATAGGTGTCTATCGCCTTCAAACCGTGCGTTGCAGAACCGTTGTTCCAACCCATATCAATCCCCTTCACCAATAAACAGCATGAACATGACCGCCAAGGCGATCCCCATTACAACCGCTTCCCAGATGGTTAGCTCCATCCTTCCTCCTTTATGTACTGCACCGCTAGAAGGATTATCATTCGATCCCCCTATAATCTTCTTCCTTGGCGGTCACCACCCCATCTTCTGTAAGATAATAATTAATCACAGCACCACCCTCCATCATGTCTGTTGCCTTATTAATTACCTCAATGAGGTCTGCGATCTGCCCATGATTGAATGGGTTGGGGTAAAGCTTGAATAGTTCCGGCTCCTCCACCCAGATTTCCCGTACCGCCCCGTCTTTCTTGGCTTGCTCATACGACGAGGCTTGGTCATCGCGGTAGAACTCCAGCGTGTATCTGCTCATCTCACACCTCCTCATTGTCATCGGCGGGGTATGGGTCACCTTTCTTCCATCCATACCACTTGGACATCTGGTTGTTGCGCGAGTCGCCGCAGTAGATGGACAGGCGTACGGGCCACAGGTTTAGCTGTATGAACCCACTCGTCTCAAAGAGGAAGCCGAGTGCAAACCTATTCCACTCGACTGCGTACACAATCGAGGCAAACTGCCACGGGGTAAACTGAATTACCCACGCAGAAAAGCCCCAGTAGTTGTCTTCATCGGATGTTATTTCCATCTCACACCTCCTTGTTGTCGTTGTAGTCCATGATTGTTATTTTCATCGCATCGTACTCATCCCACGCCTTGCAGACCATGCACTCAGGCTCGTAGTCGGGGCAACGCTTGCCCCAATAAGCTTCCATCGCTTCTTCAATCTTGTCCATCTCAGTTCCCCTTTTGTTTGACATATTGCACCGCTAAGATTTGGATGGCTTGGCTGTACGACAGATGCTGCAAGCCTATCTCCTGCTCCAGTAGAAGCTTCGCCTTGTCCAGCGCATTGGCTGTGTGTTCGGGCAGGTTGATAGCCCTACTGACATACTTCTTGTCCATTTCACACCTCCTCTTCAGAGTTAAAGTCGTCCTCGTGCAGCACCGGCTTGCTTGCTGCTTCTGCGAACCACGCGCAGATTTGCTTTACACCTTCCAGCGTTTCGCTACCACAGCAAGGCTCGCCGTAACCCGTGGGCTTGCCATCCTCGTAATGCACCTCCTGCACAGCGATCCACGGCTCACCACCGTTCTCGGACGGGACGTTGACCAACCTGTGATTCCACGTAAATTCACTCATCTAACACCCCCCTTCGTTGCACGTTTTTTATTATTTGAACATCGAAGTAGTCATTCAAATTGGCCTTGTCGTATGCCGCTTCCTGAATGACTACTTTCGCTTGTTCCCATGCCTCGGCATAACTATCGGCATAGATAATCATTGGCTTGATTACCACTATGAATCTCCTCACTTCACACCCCTTTCCACATAAAGAACCCCATTACAACTGCGCCTGTAACGACGCCCAACAGCCATACAATCAGCATTTCCATCTCACACCTCCACAAGAATCCAACGGAACGGCGGCATATGCCTAGCCCCATCTTGATACACCAGCACAATTGCTTTCATCTTTCATTCACCTCCTCTTCGTGGAACGTATCTGAGGGTGGGGGGACTGTATCCAGCGGGGGGCACTCTGCTACCGCCTCGTAGCAGTGATCGAAGTCGGGGTCACACGCCATTCGGGTGTAAAACTTACCATTCTCATCTACAGCTACGTTGTCGTAGCTCAGACGGTGGGACGGGGTATTCCCTATGAATCTAAGTTTAATTTTCATCTCACACCTCCACAAGAATCCAACGAAACCGGAACCCCTCCGGCAAGGTAGTGCTGCCTTCCGGCAACCGGCCACCCATCAACTGGGCAACCCACATCCTGTCGCCCTCAATCAGGGTGACGTTGATCCGAGCGCACTCCACGCCCAGAACCGCCGCAGTGTCGGCATGACCGACACAGGACACCGCATTGGACAAGTCCGGTGCCTCTTCGCCCTCGGTGGCGTGGAATCTCACGCGCTGCAAGTCCTCGTCCTGCACCATTTGCAGGCTAAACGCGTTGCCAATATAGATAGTCATCTCATTTCTCCCTGTAAGTTAAATGCCTCATGCACCGTCGAGGCGTTCGTTTAAGGTGCGCCGTTTCGTGCTGCGAGTTCCTTACCGGCTCGATACGGTCAACCACCGGCTCATTCACGCTGGGCCTTGCCATCTGACCCACGGGTTTCGCTACCCCATGCAGAGCTATACCTGCTGCACATCAGGTTCTCATCTCACCAGCCCTCCTTTGTTGTTAAGACCTTTTAAGTCTTCGTGATTCGTGATCAGCATGTAGTTCGACTTGTGCATGGGTGCTATGCACCACTTCTTGCGCTCCGCTCGGGCTTGGTTCTCCCCGCACGACAGGCAGGTCTGTATGTTCAGGGCCCATCTCGCGGGGGCAACGTCGGCCCCGCACCAACAGCACTCATTCATTTAGTTCACCTCCTTTGTTGTGTAGTTCATCGGAAGCCAGACCTCTTCCTTCGTCTCATCGTTAAAGACGCACCGCGCATTCCGGACGGTCAACCCTGTGGTGGGGCACACCGGCCCCTTCGTGTACTCCGAACTTACCTCGTCGGCGGGGTAACCGATATGCTCCCCGTCCAACTCAACCCCTGCACAAGAGTCAATCTTTGCGCCGTGGGCGGCGAGAGCCTTTACTGCTGCGAATGAAAGTTTCATTTGTTTCTCCTTGTTTGTTATTGGTATACTTGGTCGCCAAGCGCGGGATAGTGGAAGTCTTGCTGGCAGTCCATCAAGAACTCTTCCTCTTCCATAATCCTCGTACCGGTCTCAATCGACTCCATATCAACCTCGTCGTCACCCGCATCAATCGACCCCAACTGATCTTGCAGTAGCCTAAGCTCGTACGAACTCAGCAACCCTCGGTTACGCATGAAGGCATCCACTGCCACCTCCGTCGTACCTTCTACGGCCCACTTCGGCTTTACTACCACATGCACGATTCTCTTTGGCATTTCTCTCTCCTTGTTTGTTTTAGAACACTTACTATCCCCAAAGCTTCCCAAGGAAGCTTTACTAGACCGTTCTCTTGTTCCTCTAGTATGTGTATATTGTAGCACAATAAAGAGGGTCTCGTCAAGCGATGCGATTTTCGGGAAACTGGCATCAAGGGCTTAAGGGGGTGGCGAACCGCCACACTAAGTGGCATCAAGGGCTTAAGGGGGTGACGTTCTATAAACGCAGAGGGAGTTCTATAAGCACCGAACGAGTTCTGCTAACGCGTTTGTTTTAGTTTTCCTTGGGTTTTTCAAATGTTCTAACCCCCAAAAGTAAAACAAACGCGTTAGCAGAACGTTTTTTGGCTAAAAGTAAAACAAACGCGTTAGCAGAAGCTAAAACGTGTTGCAACGCAGCAAAATAGGGGTAAATTGGCATGGTTGGGGGAAGGCAAGTCCTTGAATACATTAGTTATTCTGAGCTATTCTTGAATGTTCTAAACGTAAAAGAACAAAGGTTTGCAAAAAAGGGCTTGGGTCTGGTGCGTGCAAGTCATTGTTATATATATATAATATATAATATTCTAATAAATAAAAAGAGTGCTTTCATTGTCAAATGTTCTAATATTCTAATGTTCTATGAGATTACAAAGCTATCCGGACTTTTTTTTTCAAAACTTGTACAAACGCGTTTGTAGGAGTTCGTCAACTTAGGAGTTTTGCTTAGTGTTGTGCGTTCTATAAACTCGTCTGTACAAGTTATTTGGCAAAAAGTCGTTTGGGGGGGGTTGTTTTCAAGTTTTTTTTAGAACATTAGAACATTTAAGTATATTCAAAGGCTTACGTAACTACCTTAAACACTCACATTAAAGAATATTCCGAAACATCTGGAATGTCCTGCGTAATCAATAAGTTACTTTTCTACTTTTCCTAAAAAAAGCCCAAAAAAACGCTAAAATGTTGCGTTGCAGCATCTATTAACGCGTTTGTTTTAGTTTTGCTTCTATAAACACGTTAATAGATAGGTAACGCCGTTTCCTTGCTTTTTCTGCCTAATATTCTTTTTTTCAAATAACCTTAAATTTCGCTTGACAGGCCAAAAACGTTATGGTAACCTTCACTCCGTGAAGGCCGCAACAAGCCAAACGACGCGACGAAGCTGGCCCGACCCTGAGAACTGGCATCCCTCAAGAACCTACAAGCCAAATCGAACGAAGCTGGCCCGACCCTGAGAACTGGCATCCATAGAACCGTTCGACCTCGATAGCGTCGATACCTTCAGGATTTTTGGGCGAAAAAAAGCCCCGCTTTCACGGGGCGAAAAAAAGCCCCGCTTTCACGGGGCTCTGCCTGTTTAGTTTTACTTCAGAGCTGCGACTGCCTTGCGGCAGGTCTCAATAAGTACTTGAACATCGAAGGGAGTTGCGTCTCTCCTCTTTTCGGGAGTTTTTCCAACCTGCACCGATAATGCTACAAGGGTATCATTTACAAGTTTCTTAAGCATGCGCGCCGAGGATGCCTCTCCGTCCGCCTCCTCCGACTCTATCCGACGAAGGTGCTCCCTAATCTTATTAAAATACCCTTTCACCTCCTTGTTGCCTTGCTCCCACGTTTTCCGTGGAAAACCTTCTGGAACGTCAGCTTTAGCGGTCATTGTGCCGCCTGACGTGAGCATAACGTCACGATAACCTCGTTCAAGATTGGCAACAATGATCGCTCGGAGGCCCGTGAAAAACCCAAGGTTGAAACTGTCATTGGGTTTTCCCTCCGTTGGCTGCACAAGGTGCGTGCAAAGCACGCCTTGCTCATGCAATGATGCCGCAAGGTTAGCCCACTGCTTTCTGGCTTTCGATTCGGCTTGCATCGCCTCCGCAACCTGTTTTGCGATTTCCACGCCAAAAATCTTTGATGTCGAAACTACCTGTTTTTCGCTCATTACAATATCTCCTTGAGTTAATCGGTCTCAATCAACCGATAAGCATATTGTCTCACAATAAGGGTATCGCGTCAAGCATTACCTAATAAACAGGTAAAAGATAGGTAACGCCGTGACCCACCTCCACCCAACCCCCCAAGCTAGGTTAGGGACTCCTGCCACTTCTCTAACACTATGTTCCGCTCAAACGATACGTAATTTTAAAAAATCCGTACCCCACCCCCCTCTATATAGAAACACCCCCCCGGTAGGAGTCCCAACCTCCCCCTTGCATAAATATAGTTCTACACATATACTAATAGCCTTAAACGCGCTTATGAACCCGGAGTCCCGTTTCTCCACATGATTACTACTTCCGAAGAATTCTTTTCTCCTCATGTTGCCGTAGCTGCACGGACGGAGGCAATGCTTGATTTGCTGGGCATTGGCGAACTCCCAACCCCGGCACCGGTGCCCAAAGCAGAAATACCCCACGTAGCTGACAACTCTACATCTGTAGGGAGCAACACAGTTACGGTCAGGCTATCCGCGCTTGTCGGTGCCTATGACCATCAGGTAATTAAAGACGCCGTACAACTGCGCACTTACGTGATGCATAAGTTGATTGAGATGTCTCACTGCGGTGATTCACGGCAAGAGCTAAAAGCCTTGGAACTTCTAGGTAAAATTTCTGAGGTAGGGCTGTTTACTACTCAGACGGAAATTACAGTCACTCACAAGACTTCGGATGAACTGGCTAGTGCCCTGCGGGAGCGCATCACAAGGTTGCTTGCTTTGGAGGTGACGGAGAAAGAAGTCCTTGAATCCCCAGAAGAAGAACTAGACATACAGGATGTAGAGCTGGAAGAAGTGGAAGAAGCCCCCGAAGAAATATTTGAAGAAGCTCCCCCTGCATGATTGGCTCCGTGCAAGAACTGCAACACTTATATAACAACATCCATAAGCTATCGGAAACAGATCAACGAGCTATTCTTCGGCAGTTGGATGCGCTAGAGCACAGCAAAGAGATTGAAGGCTGTCGTAAGCACTTCTTGAAGTTTGTAAAGAAGGCGTGGCCGGTGTTTATAGCGGGGAAGCACCATACGATAATGGCCCGTGCATTTGAACGAGTGGCTAGGGGGGAGCTAAAGCGGCTCATAATCAACATGCCACCCCGCCACACCAAGTCTGAGTTTGCTTCTTGGCTGCTGCCAGCATGGTTTTTAGGGTCTTTCCCCCATAAAAAGGTCATCCAAACCTCCAATACTGCCGAATTAGCTGTCGGTTTTGGTAGAAAAGTGCGAAATTTGGTTGATTCTGAGCTATATAACGACATTTTCCCCGGTGTTTCGCTGCAATCTGACTCAAAAGCAGCGGGTAGATGGAACACAAACATGGGCGGGGACTACTTTGCTATTGGTGTTGGCGGTACAGTGACCGGTAAAGGTGCTGATGTCCTCATAATTGATGACCCGCACAGCGAACAAGAAGCAACAATGGCTGAAACTAGCCCCGAAATCTACGATAAAGTGTACGAATGGTACACATCTGGGCCTCGGCAACGGCTACAACCGGGTGGGGCCATTATTATAGTGATGACGCGCTGGAGTCAGCGTGATTTAACCGGTCAAGTGCTCAAATCTACTACCCAAAGGGGTGGAGAAGAGTGGGAAGTGATCGAATTTCCCGCTTTATTTGACGAATATGACCCTCCCAAACCCCTTTGGCCTGAGTTTTGGTCTTTAAAAGAGCTTACAGCCCTAAAAACCGAGCTTCCTGCTTACAAATGGAATGCTCAGTACCAACAATCTCCTACTTCCCGCGAAGGGGCCATTGTTAAAAGGGAGTGGTGGCGGGAGTGGCAGGAGGAAAGACCCCCAAAATGTGCCTATATCCTCCAGACGTGGGACACAGCGTTTGAGAAATCCAATCGGGCTGACTATAGTGCCTGTACGACGTGGGGAGTGTTTCAAGACGAGGCCGATGACAAGGGCAAAGGTGCGTTCAACATCATCTTGCTTAATGCGTTCAGGGACAGGCTGGAATTCCCTGAATTAAAACAAGTTACACTTGACCATTACAAGTCTTGGATGCCTGACGGCCTCATTGTCGAGAAGAAAGCATCTGGGGCCCCTCTTATATATGAGCTTAGGGCAATGGGTGTCCCTGTGCAAGAGTATACCCCCAGTAGAGGGAACGACAAGATTAGCCGGTTAAATTCTGTAGCAGACCTGTTTGCTTCGGGGCGCGTATGGAAACCCCAGACTAATTGGGCGGAAGAAGTGGCGGACGAGATTGCGTCATTCCCGGCTGGGGAACATGACGATTATGTGGATGCCACTACGCTTGCACTCATGCGGTTCAGAAGCGGGGGGTTTGTGCGTACGGCGTTAGATGAACCCGAAGAGGTTAAATACTTCAAAGCAAAGCGGCGTCAAGCCTACTACTAAAGGATTAGGATATGGTTACTCAGAAATTTATGGGTAAGGGGCAGTTGGTAGACCGGCTTGCAGCACAGGTTGGGGACAGGGCTACGGCGATAAAGATACTGCAACAACGGGGGCAGATGAAAGAGGACGGCAAAACTCTCACACAAGCAGGGCAAGCACGTAATGCTATGACTGCTGAAGAACGCGCTAAAGACCGGGAATCAAAACGTACAGGTAAGTCTGAAAAAAAGCTTACGTACAACCCGAAAACAAATCGGGCAACGATAAGGAAATAATATGGCAACAAACATGGATAAAGGTTTGTATCAGGCCCCGCAAGGGTTGGACACTTTGGGGGATATAGATACAGAACAAGGGTTGCAGATTGATATCGTTAACCCAGATATGGTTACGTTGGATGACGGCAGTGTTGAGATTACGATAGCCCCGGGCGAAGAAGAAGGGGAAAGTGAGTTTGACGAGAACATTGCAGAAACAATGAACGCAGGAGAACTAGCGATGTTTGCTAGTGAGTTGGTTGAGGATATTGATGCGGACTTGAATGCGAGAAAAGAGTGGGCAGACACTTTTGCAAAAGGGCTGGAAGTTGTTGGGTTTAAGTATGAAGAGCGCACCCAGCCGTGGGACGGGGCGTGCGGTGTGTATTCTACGATACTAGCTGAAGCTGCCATAAGGTTTCAAGCTGAAACCATGAGTGAGACGTTTCCCGCCGCTGGGCCGGTGAAGACCAAGATTATTGGTAAATCTACTAAAGAAAAAGAAGAAGCGGCTGTTCGTGTTGGTGAGGACATGAACTATCAGTTGACCGAAAAAATGATCGAGTACCGCAGTGAGCACGAACGCATGCTCTATAGCCTTGGGTTGGCGGGTTCGGCGTTCAAGAAAGTTTATTACGACCCCACCCTTGAGCGGCAGGTATCTCTGTATGTACCGGCGGAGGACGTGATTGTGCCTTATGGTGCCTCACATATCGAGATGGCTGAACGCGTTACGCACATCATGCGCAAGACCAAGAACGAAGTCAAGGAACTTCAGGTCAGTGGGTTTTATCGTGATGTAGAACTAGGCGAGCCTGAGACGTTTTTTAGTGATATCGAGAAGAAAAAAGCCCGGGAAGGCGGGTACGTGCTGTCAAACGATGACCGGTACACCTTGTACGAAATCCATGCCGACTGTTGCTTGCCGGGGATAGATGAAGAAAGTGAGGATGAGGACAAGGAGCTTGCCAAGCCTTACGTTGTGACAATAGAAAAAGGCACGGGCGAAGTGTTGGCTATCCGGCGTAATTGGGAGCCAGAAGACCCCCTGAAACTCAAGCGCAACCACTTCGTACATTATGTATATGTACCCGGGTTTGGGTTCTACGGGCTTGGGTTGATACACATCATCGGTGGTTACGCCCGTGCGGGTACGGCCATCATCAGGCAGTTGGTTGATGCTGGAACCTTGTCTAACCTGCCCGGGGGCTTGAAGTCTCGTGGATTGCGCGTAAAGGGTGACGATACACCGATAGCTCCGGGAGAGTTTAGAGACGTAGATGTCCCAAGCGGGGCCATCAAAGATAACATTATGACTCTGCCATATAAAGAACCGTCTCAGGTCTTGGCAGGGCTGTTGGATAAAATAACGGACGAAGGCCGTCGTCTTGGGGCTATCAGTGACATGAACATCTCCGACATGAGCGCACAAGCTCCGGTTGGAACGACATTGGCGTTGTTGGAGAGAACTTTAAAGCCAATGGCGGCGGTGCAAGCCCGGGTTCACTTTGCCATGAAGCAGGAGTTCAAGCTGCTCAAAGGCATTATTTCGGACTTCGCGCCGGAGGACTATCAGTATGAGCCGGAGACAGGGGTATCTCGCGCCCGTAAATCTGACTATGCGATGGTTGACGTTATACCGGTTAGCGACCCCAATAGCAGCACAATGGCCCAACGGGTGGTGCAGTATCAAGCAGTGTTTCAGATGGCACAGCAAGCCCCGCAGATTTATGACTTGCCGTACTTGCACAGGCAGATGATTGAAGTTTTGGGTATCCGTAATGCAGACAAGATTGTGCCCACGACTGAAGATCAGAAACCGCGTGATCCTGTGTCTGAGAACATGGCGATACTGGTTGGCAAGCCGGTCAAGGCGTTTATATACCAAGACCACGATGCCCACATCACCACCCACATGAGTTTCATGCAAGACCCGATGATTGCCCAGACTATTGGGCAGAATCCGATGGCGCAGCAGCTTATGGCCTCAGCCCAAGCGCACATTGCAGAACATCTGGCCTTTAGTTATCGCAAACAGATTGAAGACAAGCTTGGGGCCCCGCTACCCGCGCCTGATGCACCGTTGCCTGAAGATATTGAAGTGTTGTTGGCTAAGTTGGTGGCTGAGGCAGGTAAACAACTCACTCAAGCTCATCAACAGCAAGCGGCTCAACAACAGGCACAACAACAAGCCCAAGACCCCATGTTTCAGTTGGAGCAAGCCAAGGTCCAAGTTCAGCAGTCTGAAGTCCAACGCAAAACCCAGAAAGATCAATCCGATGCTCAGATTGCAGCCGCTAAATTGCAGTTGGATAAACAGCGGGTTGAGGTGGACATGCAAAAAGAGATGGCACGGGTTCAGTCGCAGCATCAACAGAATGAGTCCCGCGTGCAGTCTCAAGAGCGTCAAAACCAACTTCGCTCACAATCACAGACCGAACAGGCCCAGAGCAAGCTCAAGTTGGATGCAATGAAACTGTTGCATGAAACCTCTAAACCCCAAGTAAAGCCAAAACAACCAAAGGAATAACCGGTGGCAAAGACCGTCTTTGACGTGCTGATAGAAAAATACGAGGAAGATGTTGCTTCCTCTGCGGACTTCTTGATAAACGGTGGAGTTAAAGACTACGCCGAATATCGTGAGGTGGCGGGTCGTATCCGGGGTCTACGACTTGCTATCCAAGCAACTAAAGACCTTTCGCGTTCTCAAATGGAAGAAGATGACGATGACTGAGCAAACCGCTATTACCGACGAAGAATTGGAGCAACAACTTCCAAAACCCGTTGGTTACAAGCTGCTGATTGCGCTACCGCAGGTGGAAGAAACTTTTGGTGACGCAGGGATTGTTAAAGCTGACAGGACTATGTACGAGGAAAAACTGATGACTGTTGTTGGTTTGGTCTTGGATATGGGCGAACAAGCTTATGCCGACGTAGAACGCTATCCGACGGGCCCGTGGTGTAAGGCGGGGGATTACGTGCTGTTTCGGGCAAATTCTGGCACTCGCTTTAAAGTTAATGGAGTGGAGTACCGCCTGATGAATGATGACAGTATCGATGCCATCGTAGCTAATCCGCACGGTGTAACTCGTGCATAAGGAGCATTAAATGCCATTTGAAAGAGTGCAATTTGAGTTCCCTAACCCGGACAAAATAGAGAATCAGCCAGCCGTTGAAGGCGAAGACGACATTAAAATCGTTATCGACGGCTCCGATTCACCGTTAGAAAGTGCTTCGCCGCCGCAAGAACCTGAAAAACAAGCAGAAAAAGCGGTAGAAATCGAGGTAATTGATGACACTCCCAAGGAAGACCAAGGTAAGAAACAGTCCAAACCTCCGGACGAAATTACCGAAGAAGAACTTGAGAGTTACTCGGAGAAAACCCGTAAGCGCATCAAGCACTTCAGTAAAGGCTTCCACGACCAAAGGCGCATTGCTGAAGCGGCCCAACGCGAAAAAGATGAGGCTCTTCGGGTTACCAAACAGCTCATGGAGGAGAATAAGCAGCTTAAGGGTGCTGTTAGCAAAAATCAAGAAGTTCTCCTTGCTCAAGCTAAGAAAGAAGTAACCAGCGAAATTAATGTAGCAAAGTACCAATATAAGCAAGCTTATGAAGCAGGGGACTCTGATGCAATTATCAAAGCGCAGGAGGATTTAACTTCTGCTAAGATAAAAGCAGATAAGATAAATAATTTTACGCTCCCCCCTGTACAAACAGCAGAAAGTAGTGTAGAACAGCAAACAATCGCCCCGCAAATGGCTGTGGATTCAAGGGCTTTGGATTGGCAAAAAGACAATCCTTGGTTTGGGCCTGATGATGAAATGACTCATTTTGCTTTGGGGTTGCACCAAAAATTGGTGAAGCAGGGCGTCAGCCCTCAATCTGACGAATACTACGAGAAGATTAATTCTCGTATGCGCCAAATCTTTCCTGATAATTTTGAGGGAACAGAGGAAGCAGTTGAGCCAGCGGAACCACGTCGTAGAAATGTAGTGGCACCTGTAACACGCAGCGTTGCGCCTAGGAAAATCACGCTGACGAAGACACAAGTTGCCTTAGCTAGACGGTTAGGACTTCCGTTGGAACTTTACGCCAAACAGGTTGTAGAAGATATGAGGAAACAAAATGGCTGAGAACAGACTTGCTCGTGAACTAGAAACCCGTGAAAAGACTGAACGCAAACGTAGTTGGGTCAAGCCGGATGTACTGCCTAATCCAATTGCCGAACCGGGATATGATTTTCGCTGGGTACGCTTAAGCACGCGTGGGGAATCTGATCCCATGAATGTTTCTCTCAAGCTTCGTGAAGGTTGGGAGCCTGTTAAAGCTGTAGATCACCCCGAGGTGTTTTTGTCCGCCGTTGAAAACGACCGGTTCAAAGACAATATCGTGATTGGTGGACTCATGCTTTGCAAGATGCCAGCGGAAATAAATAACGAACGTCGCGCCTACTTCCAAGACGTGACTAATAAACAGATGCAGTCGGTGGATAATAATCTCATGCGGGAAAACGATCCTCGGATGCCACTTTTCAAAGACCACCGGACCAAAGTTACGTTTGGCACCGGAGCTTAATTTTAGGAGTTCTATATGGCTTATCCTACTGTTTCAGCACCGTACGGGCTAATCCCCGTAAATCTGCTGGGTGGACAGGTTTTTTCCGGTTCGACCCGGCAAATTCCGATTCAAACGGCGCACGGCACCAGCATTTACTTTGGTGATGTGGTTTTGATGTCTTCCAACGGCTGTATTACCACCGCTGTGTTGACCGTCACTACCGTTAACGTAGTTGGTATTTTCATGGGTTGTAGCTACATCAACTCCTTGGGCCAACGCGTTTACTCGCAATACTTCCCCGCTCTGACGACCGGCACCCCGGACACCTCGACCGCTATCTCTGCGTATGTTGCGGATGATCCCGATCTGGTGATGAAGACCGCAATTGTTTCTGGCACCACTACTGTTGCACAAGCTACCCGTGCAAACTTGGTTGGCGGAAACGCCGCGCTGGTTCCTAACGCTGGCAGCACGACCACCGGCAACAGCGCACATTGTGTACTGAACAGCACTGCAACTACGGCAGCAATTCCGTTTAAAGTTGTGGATGTCGTGCCTGATACCGCTCCAGCGACCGGTTCCTTTGTCGAAGTTCTGGTGTCATGGAACCAAGGCATTCATCAATATCGCCTTG